GATCACCTTCCTTATCTGTATCTGCATCTGTAAATGCAATTGCATCACAAATGTACTCGCAGTACTTTGGTGAAAGGAATTGTCTAAAAACTCTAAATGGTGATTTTGCAACTGCCATTACTCAATATCCTCAAACGTCTTAATTACTTCACGCTTGATATAACGGACAAGGTCGTTGAAAGTTATATCGCTTTCCAACATATTTTGGTAGAATGCGGATAATGCTTCATCATTTGCATTCTGTGTTGGAATTATACGGGAGGTCTCATTAAGGATCTCCCAATCGAATTCAGATTCTACACCTTCAGTCCGTGATGGATCAACAAAAAACTTTCCAGCCTGTAGAACATTTTGTCCAATCAATACAGGTTGATCCATATGGCTACGATCGTTTAGGTTAAACATCGCACCTTTAATGAGTTTTCCATTTACTTTAACATCAAGTTCAACAACTGGACGGTAAACAGTACCACCATCTGGTGATTTAACAGCGTGCTGTGTTTTAAGAGGGACAGTAATAACGTGATCTGTAAGTGGACGACATTCAAACTCAATGTTTTGTCCTTTAACTGTATAGCGATCAGAGTGAAGAGAACTTACTGTCGCACCAGTATCAATTTTACCTTGAAGTTCCTTTGGAGAAGTAAGGCTTGTAAAGACAACACGAACTAAATCACCAACCAATTGGTCAGGACGGATTGTTATCTTTCCATCATCAAGTTCATTAATCACTTTTGGTTTTGCCTTATACTTTTCTACTTCTGAAAGAATTGCACAGCCTGATGGTTGTATTCCATTGCGAGAAGTTGCCTCCCAACAGAAGACCAACATATCAGTAGCGTCTTTATTGACGTAAACAACCATTGGGTTCTTACCATCCAATGCTTCGGAAATTGTAAATGGTGATGTTTCAAACTTTGTATAAACATCTGGACCAACTGCGACTTGAGGATCAAGCTTGAACTTACCGGATACAAAGTATTGGTTTAATAGCTCGATTGTTCCATATTCTACGATATCTGTCATTTGTGATCCTCATAATACTTGTTAATGCGTTTCATTAACGGCGAGATATATTTATGCACCTTTTCTTTGAATATCAACGGACCCATACCCTTTTCAACAGACATAATGATTACAATATCGTCAATATGTTCACCAGTTTGTTCTTCCCACATTAGCGCATACGCAGTAGTTTGTAGGTAATAATCATAGATCATTGCCTTTACCTTGCTGTTTGTAGAAGTCTTAAAGTCTACAATTGCAAGTGTTTTCTCATACTCTGCAATACAGTCAACTCGTCCAGCTACTCGAAGGACATCACTATAGAGAGCAGCCTCCTGTATACGAATGTTATCGATCTTATTGAGATTAAGCTTCACCTTGTTAAACCAATTAACAAGTTCTGGTTTATAGGGTTTGGTAATTTCCGATGTTAGTTGATTATTCAAGTAGATTTCCGCTAACTTATGAACTGCATCTCCTCGCTCACCAGCACGTTTTGTTTCAGCGTCTGCTTTCTGTTTACCAAGAGAGTTTCGCCAATCTGTAAGCCAAGGCTTTTCTTGAGCACCAAGGACAGTTGTAATTGATGGATACTTGATTCCTTCAGGAGTTGTATAGTGTCGTTTTCCGTTTGGAAGCGTTACGACTTTCAACTCTGGGAGTTCGGGTTTAGGTAGATGTGTAAATGGACCCATAGTCCTATTTATCTCTATGATTTTCGTATCGAGTGGACAATAGTTCATACACCCGATTATAACTTAAACCAATGGTCCTTTCAAGGGTTAGGCAACAGATGGGGCAGCCATTGCTCCACCAGCAGCAGGTGCTGCTCCTGGCGTTACGGAAGTTGCATTTGCAGAGGCAGACTGGTTAGCAGTCTGATTAGCTTGAGTCTGTTGCTGACTCTGTTGTTGAATTTGCTTATCAACTTGAGCTTTCAACTGCATAAGACGTTGAGCCTTTGTAGTCAAGTCTTGAATTTGACCTTGATACTGTTGAGATTGTTGCTGAAGGGCAGCAAGGTCTTCGCGTAGTTCATCGTAAACGCCAAGGAATTCTGTGAATGTAAACATTACTTATTAGCTCCCTTCAAGTGATAGAATATCAAATCGCGAAGCTGTTCTAAAGAAACACGTTCTGGATTTTCTGGATCACCTTTGTACTTTAATTTTGGATCAAATGGAACGTGTGAGCCACCACTTTCCTCTTCTTCAGAATCACCAACATCAGCACCACCACGAATTGGTTCATCTGAAGTATCTGGTGCGCCGTGTAATTCACCACCATACTTTGAAGCCTTATCGTGTTCATACTTTGCAAGCTTTGCAAGTCTCTTTGCTTCCTTCTCTTGCTTCTGAATATCCTTCTCGTGAGTTTCCATATCAAGGATCTTCTCTTCTTGTTTTACTTTAATTGCTGATGCCTTTGCTGCCCACTCTGCTTCTTTAGCACGTGCTTCAGCAGCACGTGCATCTGCTTCAGCTTGCTTTGCTTTTGCATCTGCCTTCATTAAATCAATTACGGAGTCTAGTGCGGATTTTGCTTGTTCTTCACCACCAGCACCCATATCACCACCTTCTTGACCTTCAGGTGGTTGTTCGCCTTCATGACCAGCTTCCTGATCAATTGGATTCTCTTCTCCATCCTGACCTGGCTGACCTTCTGCTGGTGGTTGTCCTTCTTGACCTTGTTGCTCACCACCATCTACGGTTTGTTCTTGTTCTTCATCTTCTGGAATATCGCCCCAGTCAACATCTACAATGTCATAACGATCCTTCAACTTAAACAGCACTTCTGCAATTTCAAGTGAGGTATTCTCATTATCTTGATTGTTATCTGAACCTGCAAGCATCTGTGCGAGCGCTTGCTCAAATTCGTCTGCTTGATCTTTCTTTACATAGACACGAACGATGCCACCATCTTCATTCTCGAGTCCAAACGTTACGGTATCCTTTTCAACCTTTGCCTTCTTTTCTGCAGCTTCTAGTTTTGAAAGTACATCTGCTACGTCAAAGTCTGTTGCACCAGTAATATCTTCACTGATAAGAGACATTGCGTACTGAAGTTGGGTTTGTCCTTTCTGGCGAACGTTTTGAAGGTTTAGGATTCCACCACGATTGAGTGAACCTTCTCTTGTAATTGTGCGGGCATAGTTAACAAAACGATTTGCGGATTCACCAACAGAGAAACTACGGGTAATTACTTCTGTCTTTTTCTTCTTGCGACTGCCCATCAATGGTTGACGAACACCTGCTACAGAGTTTGCTCCGATAGAGCCAGCAGCTCCCATTTCATTAACAACATCGTTTAATAGACCCATAGAGTACACCTTTCCAAATTATCTCGTATTTAGTGATTAAAACTTATTGTTTCGGAGTTTATACTCAATGTGTGCCTTGATTTCTATGAAAATCTTATCGACATCGTGCATAATGGCAGTACGATCGAATCCACGACCATCTTGACCAGCAGCGGTATCAGCAACGCGAGATTCAGCAAGCGTATACACTTCTTCGGCTATTCCTTGAAGTGTTGGGCTCATATTCTCTTGCAAACCTGCAAGTTCACGAATTCGTTTCATATCCATAAGGGTCTCCTTAAAGATATTTATGATTATGCAAAAAGAAAACTCCAGGAGCGACCTGGAGTTTGACTGCGATTCCTAGGAGCGACCTAGTCGAATCTTAGTTTACGGTTGCGTCTGTTGGTGCAACGTCAGCAACTGGTGCTGCTGGAACATCTGCTAATGGAGCAACTGGTGTTGCGTCAGCTGCTGGAGCTGCATCGTTTGCTGCTGCGGCTGCTGCATCATTGTCAGCCTTGACCTGCATAATGATCTGACGAGATAGATCGTTCAATGCAGCCTGGTGAAGAGCAGCTGAACTCTGTGCATCAGCAAGCTTCTGATTCCATTCGTTGTAAACGCCTACAAGTCCTTGAACCTGCTGCGAAAGGTCGGCTACATTAAATGATGTGCCATCGATATTGAGTGTTGTTACTGGTTGTACTGTTGCCATGGTGGAGTCTCCTAATTGTTATTATTTTTGTTCGAGTACCTAAAGAAGCATACTTATTCTATTTGTTATCGTCAACTATTATGTTGAAGTCATTAAGCCTGTTAAACCATCGCCACTTGGAATATCTCCCAATATGGCTTCCTTAATTGCAGAATTCTTATCCTTTTGTTTCTTAACGAAAGGAAGAGGATTTGAACCTGAATTTTGTTTGTCTACTATTCGTAGGTATTTTCCATCCCACGTCAAGTATACAGTCTTACCAACACCATCACTATTACGAGTCTTCTGAAAGTGGAAACAAATCTCTCCCTTCGCTCTCATTGATTCGTTCATAAGGATTGACCAATAAACGTCGGCAGTATTTATCTTTGAGATACCACCAGCAATTTGGTCGTGTGATTGATGGGTCGCATTTACGGCTGAACGATTCAACTGTGAAGCAGTTGCAACCATCATATTATGTCTTACCCCAATATCACGAAGTTGTTCAGAGCAGAGTTTATCTTTCGTCCAAAGATCCCCAATATTAACGGTTTTTTCATTAGGGTGCATAAGATCAACGTAATCCAAGACTAACAAATCAGGCATACAATTGTATTGTAGATAATACTCTTTAAGGTATGCGTGAATCTGGATTGCATTCGTACCAACTGCGAATTGCTTAATATCAATATGACCCTTATTTACACCTGCTTCTTGTACTCGAACTGCAATTTCTGAAACGTGTTGCTTCCAATCCTTACGACTAATTCCCGTCACCATTGTATCAAATCGTTGAGCAATAATCTCTTCAGATAATTCCAACGATGCATATAGAACATTAAGTCCCTGATTGCTCATATTCAAGGCAAGGTTTGCAAGACAGATAGACTTACCACCACCTGAATTTGCAGAAACAAGAAGAAGTTCTTTTCTTGACAGTCCTCCAAACAATAACTCATCTACTTCAGCCCAACCAGTTGATGCAACACCACCACCTGATAGCATTGCATTTAATCTCTTCTCTGGATCATCGTAGTAGCGTAATCCTAAATCTCTATTCAAAGAGATCATAACAGCATCGCGAATCTTACTCTCTACTGCTCCAAAGTTTCCTTTGTTAACATCATCAACAGAACTTAAGATTGCTTTTTGCATTCCCATCTGTTTACAGAACTGCTCAATCTCATCTGCGCAGTATAAGACTTGATCTCTTTCGATTTTATGTGTTTTTAAATGTTGACCACTTTCTGCTTCAATCTGAAGTGGTGAGGGAGTAGTGTTGTATTCGTTGTAATACTGTTTAACAAACTTAACGGCGTTGTGAAATTCTGGATCGAAGTATTCTGGTTCGACAATACCTTGACAGAGTGCAAACGTATCACTCGAAGATATAAGAAGTTCTAATAATAGTTTTTGTTTTTTGTTATCCATAAGACTCCATTATATTTGCTGGCTCTGGTTGAGACAACGTTCTTACTTATACGGAACGAAGTGGAGGATATACAGTCTGTTCAATAGAGGTATCAGCAACAAGATTACCCGCATTATAATAGAGGTCAAATTGTGTAGCAGTTGTATCAACTGCTGTAATATCAATGTATGAGTTTGTAATCTTATCGTAGATTGTGTAAGGGGAATTTCCTAGGAGGATAATGATTTCACCTTCAACAACTTCTCGAGAACCTGATAGGACAATTGTTCCAGGAAGAGAAAATGATGAGATTGTTCCTACGGGACTTATTGTTGTTTCATTTGTTGTTGGATCATATAACGAACTACCAACTGACCAATTAAGTGCACCTGCCCCGTTATCAGTTAGGAAGTTTGTACCTGGAGTGAAGTCCTCTACATAATCTCCTGAAACAGTAAACGTATTTCCTGCAGTATCAACACTAACGATAGGAATAGTAATGCTACTTGGAAGAGAGATACCAGTTAAAGAAACTGCTGAACCATTTGAAATTGTACTTGCAGATGTTTGAACGTTAAACGTTCTTACAGTATAGACCTTTCCCATAAAGAGGACACGTGAGGTATCTGACCAAGGTGAAAGTTCCGAGGTAATATTTGATGCAACGTATCCAACAGAGATTGGTGTTCCAGTAGAAGGTGTAAATGTAAGTGTAAGTGGCAATCCTGCATTTGCAACTGGTAAGCCAGTAGTTGGATTAATAAGTCCAAGAGGAATATCAACTGTTGATACTCTTGATGCAATCGTAAGTTCACCTGCATTGGTTAATTGGATTGTTGGTACTGTTGTAATAGGTGCTGGCTGCGGTCTTGGATTTAGAATATCTGGATTTGATGCACGAGCAATCAACTGGGCTATCCCAGTATATGAAGCAGGGAGAGTTAATGTTAGTTGATCGTCAGTATTGTAAACAATCTCTGTTGGAAGAATCTCTTCCATATTGTTTGCGTTTGCAGTAGTAGGAACATTAACATAAACTTGCACAGAAGGAAGGACACCTAAATTATGTGTAATAACCCACGTTTGCCTTGAAACTGTTTGTGTAAAGTTATAAAGAACCTGACGTTGAACCCAGTTCTGTAAACCAACAACATCAGGAGGTAAACTACCACGAACATAATCAAGGTACACTTCCTGTTGAATTAACTGACCTCTACATCCCAATGTGATATTACAATTTCCAATATGGTCAAGCCCATTCTTATTCTGAATGAGATTAATTGTTCTTTTGCAAACCGAACATTGATATGCTACAACAGCCACAGAGATTCCTTATGGCGCAATAATTGACTTTGGTGCTGTTGCTGAAAGATCGATTGGTGAAGTTTCTTTCAAGTAGCCTGCAACGAGTTCAGGATTTGGTTCTGCGCATACTGTGAGGATATGTCCTGCGTGAACTGGAAAGACACCATCTGGTGCACCAACCAACCAAGGAGCTACCTTAACACCAAATGTAGTTTGACTTGTTTGCTGAACAAACACTTTACGTGGAGATTTGAGTACATAGAACTCACCATCTGACTTATACTCTGCAATTAACTCTTCACCGCTAATTAACTTAAACAACGCTACTGTTTTTTCCATTCTGATTCTCCTTTCCGATATTTATGAGTGGTCTTTTTTGATAATTCTATGAAGCAAGCAATAGGAACTTCTACTTCCTGATAGAGTTTTGGTGGTCTTGCGTGAGGATTCAATTCGTTAAATTTTTGAACCAACTCTTGCAATTGTTCTTTTTCTATGTCGTACGAATTGTAGTGTCGAATCAATCCTTCAATCGTACTGCCTGGACGCAGAGTGGTTTTAACCGTAGTGTACATTAAACACCTATCTTGGACAACAAACCTGGATACCCATTAAATGCTGACGAAACATCGTATGCATAAAAATATGGGATTCCGTAAATGATAATCTCTGAACCTGATTCAATTCCTTCTGATAGGTTCTCTGATGTGTATGTAAAACGAAGAAGATCAGTTAGTACCTCATTCCCCTTCTCTTCACCAAACTGTTCAAATAGTGTTTCAAATACTTGCTTATATTCATGACCCGAATTTTCTACTTCTCGGCTGTACATAAACTTATATCCATCTATTGGAAAGATGTAGCAAGGTTGAGTCTTCTCATCTAACACTGGACGAAAGGAACTTAAGCCATTTGCAAATATTGCTCTTTGTCTTAATCCTGGATGCTTTGACTCAAACGCTTCATTAAATGTCTGTGTAAACTCACCAGTATCATTCTTTCGTTTACGGACTTTCACTTTATGGAACGAATGAATAGAGATTGAAAGATTTTTAAGAAGTGGATTACCTTCTGATTCCGAAAGGAATTGCCCACATTCCTTTTTCAGAACTTCAATTTCCTTTGTACTTTCAGTGTATTCGTAGATGTCGTTGATGCGCATGGTTCTATTTAGAATAAACATAACCCAGGATAAATATACAACAATAGTGTTATCCCAGGAGATCCAATGAAGGTTTACGGTAATTTTAATATGACAGGTGGTGCGGAGATCATTGAGATCGTCGTAGACTCCGGCACATCTGATCCTTCTTCTGCCCAAGCTGGTGAAATTTACTACAGATCAGATTTACAACAACTTCGTTTCTACAATGGAACAACGTGGGTTAATACATCTGGTGGAAGTGGATCTGGAACCGTAACATCCGTTGCAGCAACTGGCGGATCTGGTATTAGCATTTCTGGCTCACCAATTACCACATCTGGCACTCTTACAATTACCAACACTGGCGTACTTTCGTTTAATTCTCGTACAGGTGCTGTAACTCCAACAAGTGGTGATTACTCATTTAGTTTAATTTCTGGTTCTGCAACAGCAAGTCAATTGCCAGCATTATCAGCAACTGGCGATGCAACAGGTACAGGTACAGCAGGTACAGGAAGTATTCCTCTTACCCTTGCAACTGTAAACAGCAATGTTGGCTCTTTTACAAATGCAAATATCACTGTTGATGCTAAAGGACGTATCACAGCAGCAGCAAATGGAAGTGCTGGTGGTGTAACATCTATTACAGGTACAACAAATCAAATTACAGCAAGTGCTTCAACTGGTGCTGTTACATTAAGCTTACCTTCCACCATAGCAGCTGCCACATCTTCAAGTGGAACGGTTCCAGCATTTACAATTACTGGTGGTCCAGCAACTTATTTTGGCACAACTTCTACTGGTGCCACAACTGGCGGTGCTTTACTTCTTCAGGGTGGATCAGGAACATTAAATTCAGTTGGTGGTGTAAATCCTGGTTATAGTCCAGCAACTGCTGGAAACGTAACACTTCAAGGTGGTACAGCAATTGGTAGTAATGCATTTGGTCCTGTTACGCTTAATGCTGGTAATACCATTATCGCTGGTGGTCAAGCACAACTTGTATCTGGTGCTGCTAATTTAGTTCCTGGTTATATCTCATTTCAAGTAGCCCAAGCACAATCTACGGTTACGAGTCCAACAATAACTTCACTTCTTGAAGTATTACGTATTACAAACAATGGTGCTTTCTCGTTTGGTAGTACTGGTACAGGATATGGTACATCTGGTCAAGTTTTAAAATCAAATGGTTCAACTGGTGCTCCAAGTTGGACTACTCCTACTACTGGTACAGTAACTTCAGTAACTGCATCTGCAGGAACTGGTATTAGCATTACTGGTACAAATCCAATTACAACAAGTGGAACATTAACGATTACCAATACTGGTGTAACATCATTAGTAGCTGGATCAAGTACAGCAGTAAGTAGTTCAACAGATGCAGTAACAGTTAACGTTGCTGTAGGTGGTGGTAGTGCTGCATATAGTTCAGCATTTCAAGCAGGTTACATTCAATATGCTGGTGCATCAGATGGATATACTCTAGCAGGTAATACAGCTTTTGCATTTGGTCTATCATTACCAAATGCAATCAGTGGTGCAACAAGTCCAAATGGAACATCGTTTACTGGTTCTATTAGTGGAACAACACTAACTGTTACAGCAGTATCAGTAGGTAATGTTGCAATTGGTCAAATAATTACAGGTACTGGTGTAACTGCAAATACAAAAGTTACTGCTTACCTTACAGGTATTGGTGGTCTTGGAACATACACAGTAAGCATTTCGCAAACCGTTTCAAGTACAACAATGACATCAACAACATTTGGACAAATTCCAGGTGTATTGCTTGGTAATTATCTTGCTGATGCAGCAGTAATTATCCCTGATGCAATTCCTGAAGGTTCAACATATAATGGATTAGCAGGTGTTGCATTGGTTGTTGAAGCAGGTGATACAAATTCAACAGGTACTGCAAATGGTGGTAATCTATATTTGTATGCAGGTACATCTGCAACAGCAACTGGTGGTACAGCATACCTACACGGTGGTAGTTCAGCATCAACAACTAACACATCTGGTAAAGGTGGTGATGCAGTAATCCTTGGTGGTTCTGGATACAATGCAGGTGGTGCATATTTTGAAGGTGGTACTGCAACAGGTACAAACGGTAATGGTGGTAATGTACAACTTGCACCATCTGCTGGTAATGGAACAGGTGCACCTGGTGCACTATTGTTTGTTTCTGCAACTGGTTCTCTTTTGTATGAATGGTATAAGAATGGCGAATTGTATATTGCTGGTTCAAATCCAGGTACTGCAGGACAGGTTTTAACTTCTGGTGGTCCTGGTGCTTCAATGTCGTGGACAAGCCAAGCAAATGGAAGCGTAACATCTGTTGGTTTAACAAGCACCGGTGGGTCAATTACTGTTTCTGGTAGTACAAGTCCAATCACTTCATCGGGAACATTTAACGTTAACCTTGCAACACAGTCTGGATTAACATCTGGTACATATAATAATGTAACTGTAAACACAAACGGAATTGTAACGGCAGCAAGCAATGTTACATATTTGACATCTGTAACTGGTACAACAAATCAAATTACTGCAAGTACATCTTCTGGTGCTGTAACATTAAGTTTACCAACGAGTGTTACAATCTCTGGTACAATGACAGCAGGAACCTTTAGTGGTTCAGGTGCTTCTTTAACAAGCATTCCAAACAGTGCATTAACAAATAGTTCAATTACAATAGGTTCATCACCAGTATCACTTGGTGGTACATTAACTACTATTGCTGGACTTACTTCTGTAACATCAACAACTTTTATTGGTGCTTTAACTGGTGCAGCATCTGGCAACCTTCTACTTTCAGGAGGTACCCTTACAGGAGCTCTTATACTTGCTGCAGATCCAACTACAGGTCTTGGCGCAGCAACAAAAAATTATGTTGATGCTGCTATTGCAGGATTGTCTTGGAAGCAAGAAGTTGTATGTGCTACAACAACAAATATAACATTGTCTGGTGAACAATCAATTGATGGTGTAACAACATCATCATCTCGCGTTCTTGTAAAAAATCAAACAAACCAAACACAAAATGGCATCTATGTATCTGGAACAGGTGCTTGGACTCGCTCAACTGATAGCACAACTGGTACACAAATTATTAGCGAAGCTGTTTATGTTGATCAAGGTTCACAAGCATCCACTGGTTGGGTAAACACAAACACATCTACAATTACTGTTGGTACTACTAACATAACATATGTCCAATTTTCTGGTAATGGTACATATGCTGGCGGAACAGCTATTTCCATTACAGGCAATACAATCAATAACACTGGTGTAACAAGTATAACAACAAACACTGGCTTAAGTACAAATACAAGTGCAACCGGTGCAGTTACAATTACAAATACTGGTGTAACATCTCTTGCTTCAACAGATTTAACATTGTCTGGTTCAACAGGAGCAGTTACAGCTAATCTTGCAACTCAAGGTGGATTTACAGCTGGTTCGTTTACGACTGCAAATATAACTGTAAATCAAAAAGGTATTATTACTGCTATTTCAACTGGTTCAGCAGGAACTGCAACATATGCAGTAAACCTTTCTGGTGGTTCAACAGGTGCATTGCCATATCAATCAGCAGCAAGTACAACTGCATTTCTATCTGCCGGAACAACATCTCAAGTTCTTGTAGGTGGAGCATCAGCACCATCGTGGTCAAATACTCCAACATTAAGTGGTGTAAATATTACAGGTATTCCAAATACTAATGTTAATCAAACATCAACATATATTGCGTATGGTGGTGGATCAAATACGCTAGTTGGTACATCAGACTTTACTTGGACAAGTAGCTTTGGAAGTCCAAATTATACATTGTCGCTTGGCACAGGAACATCTGGTGCAACAATTCAAGCTGCAAATACAGCTAGTGGTTCTCCAGGAGGGTTTACTGTTGCTGGTAGTTTTGGTAGCTTGGGTGCTGGTGGTTCAATAACTGTTATTGGTGGTACATCAGGAATTGGTTCAACTGGTGGTCCAGTAAACATATTGGGTGGTATTGGTTCAACTGGTGGTACTGCAAATGTTACTGGTGGTTCAGGTAATGCTACTTCAACTACTACAGCTGGTGCTGGTGGTAATACTGTAATTAATGGCGGCGGTGGTGGTAATGCAAGTTCATCAGGCACTGGTGGTGCCGGTGGTCAATTACAACTTATTGGAGGTCAAGGAGGTACATCTGGCAGTGGTACAGCTGGTACTGGTGGTTCAATTATATTCCAAACAACAGTGAATAGTGCTGCACCATCAACTCGTTTAACGATTGCAAACACTGGTGCAATAACAATTGCAGCACCAACAAGCGGTACAGCACTAACAATTAATTCTGTTGGTTCTGGTACAGGTCTTAATATTGCATCTGGTGCATTGCAGATTGCAGGTTCAGCAGGATCAAGTGGTAGTGTGTTAGTAACAGCTGGTTCAGGTTTTTCACCAAGCTGGACAGCACAATCATCTTTATCCGTAGGATCTGCAACAACAGCAACTAATCTTGCTGGTGGTGCAGCTGGAAGTATTCCTTATCAGACAGCTGCCGGCACAACAACAATGTTGCCAGCAAGCACAAACGGTTATGTATTAACTCTTGCAAGTGGTGTTCCAACATGGGCAGCTTCAACTGGTGGTGTAACTTCTATTGCAGGTACGGCAAACCAAATTACCGTAACCGGCACAACAACTCCAGTACTTAGTTTACCAACAGCGCTAATTCTTGGTACAAGCACAACTGGTCCAAGTATCACCGGAACAGCTGTAATAACCGGTGGTGTTGTATTTGCTATTGCTGGTGGTGCTGCAACTAGTGGTGCAGGTTCGTCAGTAACAATTACTGGTGGTGCAAGCACGGGATCAGGAACTAGTGCCAACGGTGGTAGTGTTTCAATTTCTGGTGGTGCAAACGGTGCAACTTCATATGGTAGTGGTGCAGTTAATATCACGGCTGGTGGTGGAGCTTATGGTGTCGGTACAGTTAATATCACAACACCAAACTCACAATATGGATCTGGTAATGGTAGTGCTTGGGTAACTAATGGTATTACTCTCCAAACTGGTACAGTTTCAGCTGCCAATGGCGTTACAAATCCAGCAAATAGCATTTTAATACAAACTGGTGCTGCAACTACAAGTGGTATAAATTCAGGCAACATTAATCTTACAACTGGTACATCTTCAGGTGGTACTGCAGGTTCCATTATCTTTACTACAGGTACAACTACTAATGTAGTTGCAATGACAATCAATCCAAGTGGTGCGATTGGTATGGGTGCTTCCAATACAATTGGTACATCTGGTCAAGTATTAACATCACAAGGAAGTGGTGCATCTCCACAGTGGATCACTCCAACAACAACTGTAACAGCAGCAGTTAACTCAACAAGTGCTTCAGATTCTGTTGCGTTTTTAAGTGGTACCACAGGTGCTGTAAGCGTATACACAAATCCTGGATTTACATACAATCCTTCAACTCAAATATTAACTCTTGGTACAGCAACAACTGGACCAAGCATTATAGCAACAGCTGGATCCAGTGCTGGTACAACGTTTACAATTACGGGTAGTGCAGGTACTACTGCTGGTGGTAATGTTAATATTACGGCTGGTGCTAATTCCGGTACAGCTGCTGGTGGCTATGTTAATATTACTGGTGGTACATCAGGTGGTGCTCAAGCTGGTGGAGTTATCGTTACTGGTGCTACAGGATTTCAATATACCCCTGGTGGAACAGTAAGTGTTTCAGGTGGAATAGGTGGTGCTGCTCCAAGCACAGGATCTGCTGGTGGTGTTGGTGGTGGAACAACTATTTCGGGTGGTACTGGTGGAGCCGCAAGTGTTTCAATAGCAGGTGGTGCTGGTGGTACATTAACACTTGCGGGTGGTAAGGGTGGTACTTCATCTGGAAGTGTTGCTGGTGCTGGTGGTACTATTATATTCCAAACTGCAGTCACAACAACACTTGCAACATCTTTTACAATTAATCCAAGTGGTGCTTGGGGACTTGGGACAAGTAATACTATAGGTACAACAGGTCAAGCATTACTAGCAAATAGTGCTGGTGCTCCAACTTGGGGATCTGTAGCATCTGTAAGTACAACTGGTGGTACTGGCGCTGTTCAATATAACAGTAGTGGTAATCTTGTTTCTGATGCAGGATTTATTTGGACATCAGGTACAAGCACTTTAACTCTTGGTAGTACAACAAGTCCAACAATCCAACCAACATCAAATGCTGGTGGTACATTCAGTATTCTTGGTAGTTCTTCAAACACAGCAACCGCTGCAGGTTCAATCGCAATCACTGCTGGTACTAATAATTCTTCTGGAACATCAACAGGTCCTGGTGGCGCTGTAACAATAACTGGTGGTTCATCAACAGGTGCAACCAACCCTGTTGCAGGTGCTATAACAATTACTGGTGGTGCAGGAGGATTTGCTACAGGTGCCATTACAGCTGGTAGTGTAAACATTACTGCTGGTTCAGCAACTAGTGGTCCTTCCAATACTGGTGGTGTAACAGCTGGTAGTGTTGTAATATCAACAGGTGTTGTTACTGGTGCGCCTGGTGGTAGCGTTACTTATGGTACTATCACATTTAAAACTGGTACAACAACATCAACAACAGCAATGACAATTAACAATGCTGGTGCAATTGGTACTGGTTCAACGCCATCATATGGTACGTCCGGTCAAGTATTAACATCAGGCGGTTCAGGCGCCGCACCAACTTGGGGTCCCGTTTCAGGATCAGTTCCAGCAGCAACATATATTGCTTATGGTGGAACTGGTGGTACTATTACAGGAACAAGTGATTTTACGTGGACAGATAGCACAGAAACTTTAAATCTTGGTTCTACCTCTTTGGGTGGCAATATTGTTTCGTTTGGTGCACTGCAACTTACTGCAGCTTCGTCAACAACAGGAAATGCTTATTCAGCTACCGTTACTGGTGGCACAACTACTAACAGTACAGGAGTTCCAGGAAATGTTAATTTAACAGCTGGTGGTGGTGTTGCTGCTGGTGGTAATGTAAATGTTAATGCTGGTACATCTTCCGGCTCAACAGCTGGGTATGTATTAGTAACTGGTGGTGCAGGTGTAACTGGTGGCGCAGTTGGATTAACTGGTGGAAGTGGAACTACAGGTTCTGGCGGTAGTGTAACTATTCAAACAGGTATTTCATCAAGTGGTACAAACACTGCCAATATTCTTTTTAAAACTGGTACAACAACTTCAACAACAGCAATGACAATTGCTTCTGATGGTGGTGTAACAGTAGGTTCACCAACAGGTGGTGATAAAGGTGCTGGTACGGTTAATGCACAAGGATTGTATGTAAATGGGGCAGCAGTTCCATCGTTAGCCACAGTATATACAGTAGCTTCATTGAGGATTTAAAATGTTACTATTAACAACTACAAGCGATTTACTACAAATTATTACAGGGTCTGCAATCTCTACGGATATTGTTGCATCGTTTGTAGATATTACAACTTCCACTTTTACCCCTGGTAGTCAGCAAACAAACACAACAACAGCAACAACTACAACGATTGTTGCAGCACCTGCTTCATCTACACAACGACAGATTAAAATGTTGTCTGTTACAAATAGAAGTACAACAACACCACAAACTGTAACTATCCAAAAGAGCTCAACAACCGCATACAACGTAACTGGTGGTATCACATTGCAGCCTGGTGAAGTACTTTACTATCAGGATGGTATTGGATTTTCAGTTCGTGATATCAACGGACAAATTAAAGAAACAAATGCTACAAGTCCATCACTAACAGCAACATATGTTGGATATGGAAGTTCTACAAGCGCATTAACTGGAAGTTCAAACTTTACATACAACAGCACAACCAATGTATTGTCTTTGCAAGGTGCTACAAATAGCACACAATCGCTTGCCGCATCTGGTGTTACTATAAGTTATGGTAATGTACTACTTACTAATACATCTGAAATAGCAAGCGTAAATAATTTTAGCATTGGTACAAATGCCGTAAGCACAACACTAACACTTTATACAGCAGCAATAGCACGTATGGCTATTAATGCAAATGGTGCTGTGACTATTAATGCTCCATCAAGTGGTACAGCATTAACCTCAAATGCTGCAGGCGGTAGTGGTACTTATAGTCCAGCATTAACTCTTGTAACAGGAAATACTAACAGTGCTGCATATGGAACAACTTCCGCAAATGCAGCACTCGTTTTATCCAATACTAGTACAACCAATGGTCAAACAACTATTGATTTTCAAACAAATAGTGCACTTACTGGTCGTATTCGTAATGATTATGTTGGAGATTTGAGTTATGTAACTACCGGATCTGGTTCACATAGTTTTTGGGTTGGTGGAGATTTTGGTGCTGGTACCACTGCAATGACAATTGCATCCACTGGTGGTGTAAGTGTTAATGGTACTGGTTCAAATGCAGGTAGTATAACGATTACTTCTGGTTCAGGAAGTTATGCGCAAGTTGCATTAGCTAGCTCCGCAAGTGGTGCTGCTAATATATATTTATTATCAGGATTTAGCGGTACTTACTTTGCTATCTATTCTACTGCTGGATTTTTACAAACCATATCTTCTGGTGGTGTTGTAACCTTTAGCAAATATGGTGCTGGTACCTTATCAACAAGTTCTGCAGGTGTAATTTCAGCAAGTTCCGATGAAAATTTAAAAAAGAATATTATTCCATATACCAATGGAATAGATGTTATCAAAGGTATTAATCCAATTAAATTTCAATGGTCTGAAGAAAGTGAAATGGATCCAGGAAAGGATACGGAATATGTTGGATTTAGTGCTCAAAATGTACAATCAAATATTCCTGAAGCTGTTGGACAAAATGCATCAGGACATTTATCGTTGGATATTCGTGCAATCCTTGCTGCATTAGTTAATACTGTAAAAGAACAACAAACACAAATTGATGCTTTAACAGCAAAGATTGCCGCATTAGGAAATTAAAATGTTACTATTAACAACAACAAGCGATTTAGTACAACTGATAACTGGTTCAGCACTATCAACAGATATTGTTACTTCCTATGTTGACATTACAACAACTGGCGTAACACCTGGTAGTTTTCAAGCTAACGTTGCAACAGCAACAACTACAACAATTGTAGCATCGCCTGCATCTGCAACCCAGCGTCAAGTAAAAATGATATCTGTTAGAAACAATAGCACAACTACTGCACAAACAGTAACAGTTCAAAAGAGCACAGGTACAGCATATAATATTACTGGTGCTATTACACTAAATCCAGGTGAAGTTCTTTACTATCAAGATATGTACGGATTTTCTGTTCGTGATATCAATGGACAGATTAAACAAACAATTAATACAACATCTGCATCACTAACTTCAACATATGTAGGATATGGAAACTCAAGTGGTGTTCTAACTGGTAGTTCAACCTTAACTTATAGTGCAACTGGTAATTTGGTAGTTGGTGCTCCAACAACAAGTACTGCAGCAGCATTAACAGTAACTGGTGTAGCAAGAACTGGATATGGTTCAACAGTGCAAATTAATGCTCCCAACACAACTGGACAATCAAATGGATTAGCAATTACATCAGGTACAAACTCAAGCGATGCTCCATTTGTATTAACTAATGCTGCATCAACCTTTAATTATTATGCATTGCTTGGTGATAGCTCTTGGAGTTATTTTCGTGCACCAAGTACTACAACATTGGTTTGTTCAGCAGCAGGTAATGTTAGTATTTCGGCACCATCAAGTGGTAATGCTTTGGCATCTGTTGGTGCATCTGGTGGATATGCTGGATATTTTACGAATACAACCACTGCAACAAATTCAAATGGTGTAGGAATTTACGCTGGAAGTAGCACTTCTAATTTTGCACTTGTTGTTGGTAATAGTACTGTTAATACAAATTTTTTGCTTGTTAATGGTGTTGGCAATTCAACATTCAATGCTATAAGTGGTACAACCGTATCAGTAAATGGTGTTGCAGGTGCATATGCGCAAGGTATTCAAGGAGGTACGACATCTGGTTCTTCATTTGGATTAGCTATTCACGCGGGCACAACAAGTGGTGATGCTGCATTGAGCGTAAGCAATTCAGGAATCACTGCACAACTTTTTAATATTAATGGTGTTGGTACTGTATCAATGCCACAATATACAACCAACGGTACGGTAACCACTACAGGTAATAATGGTACGCTTACGGTTTCATCCGATGAAAGGTTAAAAACTAACATTAGACCATTCACTCGTGGTCTTGAAGCTATTCAAAAAATTGATCCAATTCTTTATGGATGGTCAAAGGAGTCAGGATGCGATCCAAATCCTGATAACATTAACTATGCTGGATTTAGTGCTCAAAATGTAATGAAAGTTATTCCTGAAGCTGTTAGTGAAGGCAAAGATGGATATTATGGTTTTGCTGATAGACCAGTTATTGCTGCACTCGTTAATGCAGTTAAAGAACAACAATCGCAGATTGATGAACTTAAATCACTTGTTAAGTACTTAATGACACTAACAAAATAAGAAACCCCTCGGACGAGGGGTTTAAACTTACGCTTGAGCGTTTAGTGCTTCTTCTTTGTCTTGAACAAAGGTAAACGTTTCTCGTTCCAATGCAACAATCATTTGGTTTGCATCTTGAATAACTTTAGGCAAAATGTATTCAGGACCACGTTGAATCTCATCAACGAGATAACAAAATTCCGTTTGGTATCGATACAAACAAGTCCCTTTATGATTGCGATTGCCGATACTATGAGCTGCCTTTTGCATCGCACGAACGAATGCGTGCGAGAGATAAGAGACAACTTGTTCGGTATTTATTTTTCTTTCCTCGGGACGAGGACCTCGCTGGGGACGAGAATAAGGCTTGCGCTCAACTCGATTGCTTTCCTCTGACATAATAATTCCTTCGATACAGAGGTTAAAACTCACACCAACTTTTTCGTTAGTGCACCTTACGTTATGGATAACGTATCAACTATATTACTATATAATGCTTACTTTGTCAACTTTTTATTTAAGGTAGCGATTTGTTCGAATTCAGCAACTTCATTTAGTGAGCGTTCGATTTCATAAAGAACCTCATATGCCTTATCGTACAACCCTGTCAATGCATTTGGAGTAAGTTGATCTCGTAAAGAAACCTCAATTTGCTCAACCATTGTTGTTAAATTGAATTCGAGATAACCTAACAATGCATCTCTTTCATCTTGTGTCATAACCGTATTTATCCTTGCTGTTCCTTCGAGTGTATAAAATATTTCTTGAACATACAACACGTGTACTCTGTTGATCTCTCAAGGGTATTTTTGTATTGTGTTCCGACAACAAAAACAGCCTAAATAGGCGACAATAAGAAGAACATATGAAAATAAAACACGCTCAAGCACATATGAAATCTGCGTATGTTTATGCAGCTCTTTCACACTCAACACGTAAACACGTTGGGTGCGTTATAGTAAAGAACGATACACCAATAGCAATCGGATGGAATGGTACAATGCCTGGTGAAGATAACTGTTGCGAAGACGCAAATGGTAAGACTAAACCGGAAGTTATACACGCAGAAGATAACAGCCTGCGGAAATTAATTAGAAGTCACGAGTCAGCTATTGGTGCTACTGTGTTCGTAACACTTGCTCCTTGCTTGCCTTGTTCAACTCGTTTAGTTTCTGCTCAAGTATCAGAAGTGTACTACTGTGAGTATTATCCAACATCCCAACCAGGAATCGATTACTTAATTCGTAATGGTATTAAGTGCGAACAGCTTTCGATAGACGAACAAAAATAAGGACGAATAAATGACTACAGTTTTTAAGGATGCCTTCAGTGAAGAGGTATGGGCTTCTACGTATAAAGATTTTGCAGACAACACAGTAGATGATACAATGATGCGAGTTGCTAAGTATGTAGCAAGCGCAGAACAAACAGATGAACTTAAGGCATTGTGGACGGATAGATTCTTCCGTTTGCTCTCCGACTTCAAAGTAACAGCAGGTGGCAGAATTTATGCTAATGCTGGAACGGAGTATGGTGGCACTACGATGATGAACTGCTTCGTATCTCCTCGTCCAAAAGAGAAAGTAGATTCACTTCCTGGTATCTTAAGTGATATCCTAAACCAAACTCAAACTTTGAAGAGCGAAGGTGGATGGGGACAGAACTTCTCCTTCATTCGTCCTCGTGGTGCATTCATTAAAGGAATTGGTGTTGAGACTCCAGGTGCTGTTAAGTATATGGAAATCTACGATAAGACTTCTGATGTTATCACAGCTGGCTCTGGTCGTAAGAGTGCTAACGCAAAGGCAAAGGGAAAGATTCGTAAAGGTGCAATGATGGGAGTAATGGATGTATGGCATCCTGATATTATTGAGTTCATTACTGCTAAGCAACAACCTGGACGATTGACGAAGTTTAATATCTCTGTTAATTGTACAGATGACTTTATGCAACGAGTCGTTCAGATTCTTGACCTGCAGCAACAACTCGAAGAATACAAAAGAGTATTTCAAGGAAATTTTTGTAAAACAATTCCGTTAAACATTCAAGATCAGATTGCTGAACTTGATAAGTGGGATTTAATTTTTCCTGATACAGAGCATCCAAATTACGATGCAGAGTGGCAAGGGGATATTAAAAAGTGGAAGGCTGCTGGTTATCCAACAACTACATTCCGTACTGTCTCTGTAATGTGGTTGTGGAACTTAATTATGGAAAGTACATATAACCGAGCAGAACCAGGTGTACTATTTTTGGATCGTGCTAACCATTTTGGACCACTTAACTACTTGGAAACAATTTACGCAACGAATCCTTGTGGTGAACAAACGCTTGCACCAGGTGGTGTCTGTAATCTTGGTTCATTAAATCTAACACAGTTTGTTAGTGAGAATGGATTTGACTTGTACGAGATTCGCCAGTATACACGATTCTTGGTTCGCTTCTTGGATAACATTAATTCACTCTCTCACGCACCACTACCTGAATATGTTGACTCAATGAAAAAGAAGCGCCGCATTGGCGTTGGTATTCTTGGTTGGGGTTCAGCATTGTTTATGCTAAAGATCCGATTCGGAAGTATGGACGCTGCACTACTTCGTGAGAAGGTAATGTCAGTAATCGCAAAGGAAGCATATATGGCTTCCATTGATTTGGCGGTTGAGAAGGGTATGTTTGAGTATTGCATTCCTGAGAAGCACGCTGCTGGTCCATTTATCCAAAGCTTGGGTCTTTCACAAAGCTATATGGACAAGCTCAGGACTACGGGTATTCGCAATTCCAGCCTATTATCGATCCAACCAACTGGCAATACTTCTATCTTTGCAAACGTAGTTTCGGGTGGTCTTGAACCTATTTTTATGCCTGAATATGTTCGTACAGTTATTGTAAACACAATGCCTGATGAAATCGAACACGTCTGTCCAAAGTGGTTTGAGGGTGAATGGAAAGAGACTGAACTCTTTAAGTTTGCAAAGGAAGGAGATGAAGAGATCCTAAAGGGTGTTCACAATGGCACAACTTATAAGATCGATAAGAATCGTGGACTCACAAAAGAAGTTCTCTGTCAGGATTATGGAGTTCGTTATCTTGCAGAACGTGGCGAATGGGATCCAAATGCAAATTGGGCAGTAACAACTCTTAACCTAAACGTAGAAGATCACGTAAGCGACTTGAAGGGATTCGCTCGTTGGGTTGACTCTGCAATGAGTAAGACAGTTAACGTTCCAAACAATTATCCATTCGATAAGTTCAAGGATATCTATCTTGATTCTTATAAGTCTGGATACGTTAAGGGCGTAACGACCTATCGTTCTGGTACAATGACAACTGTTCTTGCTGCAAAGAACGAAGAAGCAGTAGAAGAGGAAATTATTAAGGAAGACGTTCAACTTCCTGACTCAGCACCTTCAACAATGAAGACACTCAAAGCTGAGGGGAAAAAATGGTATTTGTCTGTCGTGTATCACGAAAGTAATCACCGTCCGTTTGCATTGTTTGTACAGACAAACGATTACGAGAAGAAGGTTGTTGCTGAAGAGGCAGTAGAGGTTTTAATTGCACTTGCTCGTAAGAAAGGTATTCCAAAGAGACACATCGATACAGTTCTTATTAAGATTGAGAAGGATAACAACGTTAATAAGACAGCTCGTCTACTTTCCTTCCTACTTCGCCACGGTGTTCTTATAAAGAACATTGTTGCAGCGTTGGATAAGGTAGAGAGTGCTTACGTTGGAACATTCGTATTCGCTGTCAAGAAGTTCTTATCAACGTATGTTAAGGATGGAGAACCAGTAGAGGATGCAAAGTGTCAGAACTGTGGTTCGACTACGATTGTATTCCAAGAAGGATGCTCTGTTTGTAAGAGCTGCGGAAGTAGTAAATGTGGTTAACATTTAAACGTTGGTTCCAACGGAAGGTGTTTTTCGTATCGTGGCACGAGCATTGGAAGGGAGTATACATTCACTTCCTTCCAATGTATTGCTATCGCTTATTTTTATGGGGAGTCGATCGCCACAAGAAGGCTCGCTCCTTTACAACTATAGAATAGCTGGTGTGGTAGAAACAGGGATTCCCATTGTCAGTGTAAACTTATTTGTTGCAAGTAGCTTGTTGGAATCAACTGGACTGTATTTCTCTGGATCAAGCGACCAAGTAATATGATAACGCTTTCCATCTGGGCGATCAGCCTTGCCATCAACAGATGCAACCAACGTTTCAAGTCCATCACCTGAATCTGCATATCCAATTACCTTGACCTTTGCTGGTTGAGGAATTTCTAAATCAGGAGTTCCTGGAGATTGAACAGTAATGTGATGTGCAATTACCTTTGGATACTTTGGTGGAAACTTTGCAAGTAATTGATCTCGAGATGCATCATCCAAAACGTATGCTGAATATTTGTTCGTCATTGTCATTTCCTTTAATTTCATAATCCAAGTTCTTTAAGTTTGCGTATTGTTTCTACAGCACTCGTATGTAGGATTCCGATCCCACCTGCCTGAATCCAAGGATCAAGTGCTTTGCGTTGATCATCAATCAAGATTCTTGTTGGATCTGCAAACTTTGCCTTCTCTGCTGCAAGCTGCACAGTGTTGACACGAACGTTTGATCCAAAGTGTTCTGTTATCCAACCACGCTTTTGTTCAGCAGATTTATAATGTGCTTGACCAGTTGCTGTTAGAATCTGTGGATGATATGGCTTTAAGTAATTCCATAACGTATATGCATCTGGCATTGGTTCTAAATCTCGCCAAAAAACATATCCATGTCTCTTTTGAAATTCTGTAATTGCCTTCCAAACATCATTACGAGTTTTCTTATCCGCTACTGCTGCTTGTGCTTGATGAAAGTTATACGTTGAATGTCCTGCTTCTTGCATAACTTTATTTGCTGCAGATCCAAAATCTGCAACGACACCATCCATATCTACATAGATTGTGTACTGTTGTTCTTCTTCGTTATTCATCATCTCCCCACTTACCACTATACTCATCTTCTTCTTCGTAATCATCCCTATCTTGAGCTACACAAAATGCAGCCCATTCAGGAACAGTTTTAAAATACTTATCGTACGTTGTATCGTAGATAAGTCCTTTCTTATTTTTAAGGAGGAGTCGATCAATTTCGATTCCGTAGATTTCCAAACATTGTTCATCGGAGAGACTACTAACTTCAGCTACAAGGTGAGCTGCCTCGCTGGAGGGCGAATAACGGCGATTCATAAACGGTTTTAAATTTCCTTTAGTGGTAGTGAACAAACATTAATGCAATAGTAGCAAATAGTCCAACCCAAGTGCTTGCGATTGAAATGTAAATCCAAAAATGTGATTTCACTAAATCTGCACGTAGCTGATCGACATCAGATTTTGCTAACGTTGCAATTGCATCCAAGTCAGATTTTGTTGGGATCTCATCGCTCATTGATTTCATAAAATTCCTTACCCTGTATTTATATCAATATTTAGAAGCAACTTCTTTCAGTTCTTCTATGTAGACCTTACGACGCTCATCTTCGCTTTTCAACAACTGTTTGTACCTTTTCATTAGTTCACGAGCAGCATTGAGTTTCTCTTCAACCTTTTCCTTCTCTTCTTCTGTGAACCTATAAATTTGCAAATCTGCAATGTAGTCAATATGAACGATACCCAAATCTTTAAGGATGTCCTTTAAATCGCTTCGGGATTGAATCTGGCGAGCGGTTCCACCTACGTTCTTCTTAATTGCAAGTAGGATGTCCTCATAACGTTGCATATCGATAGCAAGTAAATCAGCCAATCGCTCATACCTTACTTTGTACCAAGTAAGTCTCCAATCACAAAACCTTTCGATAATTTCAATATACGAAGCAGCCCATACTCGCTTACCATCAAAATCAATTACATTTAGGTTTTCAGATATTTTTGTAATCAATCCAAGGCAGTCAAGTATCTCCTCTTCACTCCATTGTGAGATTGATCCTTTCTTAAACTGAACGAGAATATCGTATTGTTTAACAGAATCGTCTACATGACTAAGTACAATTGGATCATCTACTTCCTGTAGCTTTGATAGGTTTGATATAAACTTTGAATGTGTAAGTCCATACGGAAGATTAAGTACTCGTACCTGTGTAGCATTTACCTTCTCAATCTTTCCAACAAACTTCCACCTACCATCAATTGCTTCAACAGCTTTTTGTTCGATTGGTTCGAATGTTGGTTTTGGTTCTCTAAATCCTTTGTAGTTAAGGTATGCAAGTTGTGAATGGACAATGTCTTGAAGTGCACGTGGTAAAATATCAGATGCAAATCCTACTGCAATTCCTTCTTGTGGATTAAGCAATACGATTGGAATCAGTGGTAGGAAGTGAACTGGTTCTTCTAATGTTCCATCGTAGTTTTCCATCATTGGAACAATTTCAATATCACGAAGGACAACATCCTTTGCAAAGTCTGAAATCGTTGCAGATGTATAACGAGCAGCACCATATGCGGTTGGTTCAAGTAAAGTACCAAATGCACCATAGCCATGAAGCAATGGAATGTTATTCCCAAATGGTGCGGCTAACGTATTAACAGCACCTTCAGGAGAAGCATGAGGATGCAATGGCATACACTCACCAGCCAACGTTGCACTCTTTCGTTTCTTGCCATCCTTTGCTACCCAAACTACTCTACGTGCAGCAGCTTTCAATCCATCTGCAGCGTGAGGGATCGCACGGCTTTGAAGAACGTAAAGAGAATACTCCCTACGTTGCTCATTAATGTAAGTACTACTTTTGATATTCGTCATAATGATTCTTAACTACAGCTGCACAACGATCACAGCAGTTAACCTTTCGAATAATGAATCCACACTGACGACACTTATCACCATAGTGGCAATCCAATGTTCTACCTCGAATACCAGGTTCTTCTGGTGCCCAAAGTAAAGTATCTGGATCCATTCGTCCGCTACACTTGGGACATTCTGGAACGATAATATCGCTACGCTTTGTTATTGGTCTTGTATCAGTCATATTCTGTGTAATCTATTTTTGCGCCTTTGCGAACACCTTGTTTTGCCAGCTCTTCAAACTCAACCACCTTATCGTAAATCACATCCAAAGGAATTGGTTTGTAATCCCAAAATTCACAATTGACATTAATGTGAGTTGTTGATTCCACTTCATCGGCGTGATGTCCACCAATGTGCACGTGTCCGTGAACATTGACCCATCCTTCAGGAAGGTTATCCATTGGATAGTGAGTAAATGCGATCTTCGATTCACTCATCTCAAGATTATAGACGATGTGTACTTCATCCATCGCAAGTGGCTTAATTCCTTTCTTCTTTTCGAAGTCGTGATTACCAACAACGAGGATTTTGTATCCGTTCATTCGTCGAACGATTCGTTTAGATTCTTCTGCACCTTTAAATGAAATATCACCTACCCAAATTGAGATATCATCTGGACCTACCATATCGTTAAACGTCTTAATCAACATTTCGTTCATCGTATCAATATCTGGATATGGACGATTGCTAAACTTAATGATATTGTTGTGTCCAAAGTGTAAATCACTCCACACCCAAATCTTCTTGCCTTCTGCAATAATGTCTCGAATATTTCCAGCCTTGGGAATTGCTTCCCATAGCTTATAGTGCCTTACTCGTGGACGTATAGTTAATCCATTATCATACGACACTGGGTGTTGTAGTGATTTGAGATACATTGTTCGTAGTTCAACATTTAGTTCTTTACTAAATGGTTTTATGTTTTTGTTCATTGTGTTTGAATTTTCCTTTACTGTGTTATATAATTCAACTATCTATGCAAGTAATATCCCGTAAGCAGGCAAAAATTGAAGGCAAGACCCAGTACTTTACTGGGCATCCGTGCAAATATGGTCATATTGATACAAGATTTGTAGCTGGTGGTACGTGCCGAAGTTGTAATCAACAAACAAAGAAAACTGACAAGAGCAAACAATCTTATAGACGTTATCGCAAGCAACATAAAGATAAGGTTAATAAACGTAGTATTGCATATTATCATTCTTCGCTGGCTCCAAAAATAAAGAAGCTTCGCAACGAAAATCCCGAAGAGGGATATAAAAACCAACGCAATTGGGAGAAACGACATCCTGGTCGCAAACGGGCAATAACAGCTGCGCGCCAAATTGCAATATTGCAAGCTACTCCCAAGTGGTATAAGTATGAGAAAAAGGCAATTGCTGATTTATACGAACAAAGCAGCTTATTAACTAAACAAACTGGTAAATTGTATACAGTAGACCATATTGTTCCAATACAAGGGAAGAAAGTTTGTGGTTTGCATACGTTATGCAATTTACGAATAATTACAGGTAAGGAAAATTTCTCAAAGAATAACAAATTTGATGTTTAGCTTTTTTGTAGCCAGTCCTTTCTTGCTTCTGCATTGGGTCCAAACAATAGTTCCAACGTAGGGCCAAAATTACCATCGTCAATAATTGGAATTGAATACTTATCAATTCCAGCTATTACTTGTTTCCAATCGTCTTCGTCCATTGAACCAAGACCCTTCATATACTCAATTGTCCATCCTTTATACTTTTCTTTGTCTTTTTCGTAATCTCGTTTGTTAGTAAAATGAATTCGTTTTCCATTTTTTGAAGCAACGACATTTGGAGCAACTAATTTATAGACATATGCATCGTATTGTTTATCAAATAATTCAGGCCAAAACGAATAGAATAGATTAATAAGTAATGTAAAAATATCTTTACCATCTTCGTCTGCATCAACAGATATAATTACCTTTCCATAATTCAATTCACTTCGAAGTGCTTTATGTCCAGGTATTAATCCAATAGCAGATAACATATCTGTTATCTTGCCCATGTTAAGTAATTGTGCAACAGTTGTTCCATAAACATTATTCACCTTACCACTTAATGGTAAGGAAGCAATTGTTTTTGGATTTCTTGCTTCAGTAATTTTCCTTGCAGCAGAATCACCTTCGGTTATCAATAGGCAAGTTTCGAATCTATTTGTGCTCGTAGCATCAATAAGACCATCGACCTTCTTCTTAAGGTTCTTTTTGTGATCCTTAATTGCTTCCTTATCTGCTTGAACGTGATGACGAATCATCGCACGTTCAAATACAACTTGCAACCAATCCTTATTCTTCTTAGAGAATTCCTTCCACTGGTTATCAAGCATCGTACTTATTTCATTACGAAGGTTAGGACCAGTTAATCTTGTCTTACTCTGTGCATCGTATTGAGGGTCTGAAATCTTTAAATTCCCCAATACAAACAAATGATCTCGAACATCGTTCTTTGTTATCTCACACTTAGCCTTTTTAGCTTGACTTGCAAGATGCTCAATTACGTGATCGTAGAATGAATTTAAAAATTGTGTGTTGCAAAGTCCACCATCAAATAGCAAAGAACTATTCACCCACGAGAAGATTGTCTCATCCAAACTTGTACTGATGTCGAAGATAACAAAAAACTCAATACCATGTTGTTCAAATTTAAAGTAGCTATTTGATAACTTCTTAACAATGTCCTCAAATCCTTTCTTGAACTTATATTTGTTGCCATTGTACTCAACAGCAAGTCCAGGATTGGTTAGTGCAATTTCAATTGCCTGATTATGCAAGAGGTCATCAGGTAGAGTTGGATCTACAAATACTCGACTGTCAAGTTGAAAAGAAACACTTGTTCCAGTCTGATCGGAACCAGCACGAATGCTTGGCTTCGAAATTTGATTGGCACCGTCTGAAAATGTCTGACGGTAGCGCTTGCCATCACGATGGATATCTAAAGAGAATTCAACTGAACAATAGTTTGTGCAAGCAGATCCAACACCATTCTGACCTTTAACTCCTGCCTCTTTACCATCAGAGAAATTTCTTCCTGATCGTAAAGATCCGAATGCAACCTCTGGAGTATATTTGCCAGTAGAGTGCATATCGATTGGTACACCTCGACCATTATCTGAGATCGTGTATGTCCCAAGCACTGTATTTGCTTCTATTGATAGAAGCTTGTTAGGAATATTTATCTTAACAAATTCGTCTATTGAGTTATCAATAATCTCTCCTACTGCTTTATAGACAGCAGGAACAAATTCGAAGTTTTTAATTTCAAGTTTATCGTTTAGAAAAATTGGAACTGGATATGTTGTCTTCGACATGTTGCCGAAGTAGACCTGTGTTCGTAATCTAACATGGTCCCTTTCACTAAGGACTTTAATATCCTCAGCAGTATAATCTGATTTCTTTGCCATATATTATCTAATCTTTCTTCTCAAGCATTAACCTTTCAACTGAACATCGAGTTCGAAAGAGATTATTTACCAACTCACGAATCGTAGGATCTTTTGAATCTGGCTCATTCGATGCAACCCATTGTTGCATACCAATGATATCGTCGCGAACGCGAGTAAGATCGCGATCTGTTAAATGTATTTTCATTATGGTATATCTCAATATGATACGTGTAGAGGTAGATCCAATATTGTTTTAAGTGGTTCTTTCCATTCCCAAAAAGATTTACCATGCGTCATTTCGCCAACGAATGTCCATTGATACTGGTGAATCATTTCATGAGCAAGGATACTGATAAATTGTGCCCTATCATAAAACTCACTACAGATACCAAGAATAACATGTCCCTTTTTGCTTAATGGTTGACAACGACCCAAATCATCACGAAACTTTTTAACTATAATCTTTTTAGGTGGAATTAGCTTACCATCAAATAGAGCATTATTCAACAGATTCCACCAACGCATAACTAACACAGGAGAAACTTTAAAGTCAGAAACATGACCTCTACGCTTAAGGTGAGCCTTGATTTTTCTTCTTGCTGCGATCCTTGTTAGTTGAGTCATACTTGCAATAAACTCCAAGCCTTGCTTGAGCTGTGAAGCCCTCTGCAATGTTTTCTGCAATGGACTTCATTACATAAAGTTTGCCATATTTTAGTACGGCTTCATTTATATCCTTACAATTTCCTATTTCAGGAGTTGATACTGACCAACCTTTTTTTAACGCATGTTCAGCAGCAACCCATCCATCACCAAACCTATCTGGAATATAAACTTTCTTTCTGTATGATTTGTTAAGCCAAGTAGTTTGTGCTTCAGAGATCTCGTTGCCTAAAATTGCAACTCCATTTATCACGAATGCATCGAACCACCCTTCTACTATGTATAGTGGTTCTTCTGTTTCACGATATAACTCGTGAAAGCCATAAATTATTTTTTCCTTTGAATATGAAGGAGATAGATACTTCTTTTGTTTTTTCCCTGTTAAATCACGCCCTATATAGAAGATCAGGTTGTCATCTTTATAGATTGGAATAATAACCCTGCCAAACCAACGATCTAGCTTCGGATCACCAGTTTTATGAGCCAAATAGAATGGATGAGATTTAGGGTCAATGCCTCTATCATATTCCAAATAGTCCAAGGCAATCTGACCCCAAACGTCATTTGGACTTGCTTCTGATAACGGATAGAAGTGAGAAGGGAGTGGAACTACCATTGGCTCAATCTGCTGAATGATAGATTGAGTTGGTGTATTAATAATCAAATCTCGTGGTTTGAAAGCTTCAAGTTTTAGCTTATCAACTTCATCCTTTGGAACATTGAAGCTTGTTAGGATTTCTGTCATCGCCTTTGATAGGCTTCGATTCGTAGCAGGATCGTATTTTGCTTTGTGTCCACAATTGAAACAATGGTAGCCGACAACTTGATTACTATCAAATTTAAATCCAGCTCGAGGACCCTTTCTGCCTGAGTCGTTGCATACTTTGCAAAGGACTTGATACCAACCTGTTCCTGAAGCTACGTGCGGAAGAGGAATGTATTGGCGAATTATTTGTTCGAGTGGGAGGACGTCCATGTCCATACCATAAGTAAACCCTTACTTCTTTTCAACGTTCTTCTTTTTAATCTTAACCATTTTCTCAAGTCGTTTGCGGATATCGTCAGACTGCAACCATAAGTCCTCGCCACGAACTACACGGTCAAACTCATCAGCAGATAGAAAAGGAATGTACAACTTCTTTGCCAATGTGTTGAACCATTTCATTTGACCTTCGAGTTGGGATTGTTGTTCATTACCCTTACCCCATATACCACCACTGTAGTTATGGATCATCATTAAGCAGTTGTCGTGAACAATAAACTCATCTGCAGCTAAGAAGATTAATGTGCCAAGTGAATGGCAATTCGCTTCAATGCTAACAATTACGTGAGCTTGTGTAGACTGCATTGCATTAATAATTTGAGCACCAGTATCCAATTGTCCACCTGGAGTGTTCAAGTGAACGTAGACAATCTCATCAGCAGTTGCAGTCTGTATGCGATGAATCATTTCAATATATTCAGATGGCTGCTCGATTGCACAACTTAAATAATAGTGAAGTACTCTGCGGGTAATTGTTTGTTCGTAATGGGCGTAAGGTCTATCGGTATCATCATCGAGCTTTTTTGGCTTATCATTAACCATTTCGATCCTTTAATTGTTTATTTTTCAACGAACTATTTAGTGGAATGATTTTTAAAGACCAAAAGAAAAAGGCGAACCTTTTTAAGGGGTTCGCCTTTTCTGACCGTTCTGTTGACAAGTGGTCTTTACTCCGTTCAGAGATTAAGCAGCTAGTGCAAAATCCTGATCAAACATAGCATCGTTTGCTGCGTTTATAGTTTTGTTTCATTAACGTCGATCACCTGACGTGTTGCCTTTTGCCTTATTTCCCAATGTCGAAACCTGTCATCCCCGTAGTCGCCACCAGGTATGAAACGATCATGCTGGCAACGGAATTTGGTGGAGATGGGGGCATCCGAGAGCCCCGTCCATCAAGCTGTATCTCAAACGGAATTACAACAATCTGTGTATTTATAAACTTTGACATTTATAAACAACAGGGGTAGAATACTATTCTTATATGATTAATACAACAGATATTTGCTACGCAGCAGGACTGGTAGATGGCGAAGGTACCATCTCGCTCATGCGCATGGGACCTTGTCCTACTTGACCCAGTTCAAGTCAAGAGGTTCAGAATATTCTTCATGAAATTCATGAGGACCATCATACTCTGGTAAATTCTGATGATCAAATTCACCAACATCATACGACATTGTCATGTGCGGATCAAAGTTTGGAAAGTCGTGAGTTGCACCATGATGCTTACGAAGGTAATGATGACGTTCGTGAATTTCAGGACAATCAAACTTCATTACTAAACAACGTCTTGATTCACCAGTACTCTCTTCTACCTTTGGACTCGTTTGAAAGATATCGTAATCTGTAAACTTTCCTTTCCAGGTTGGATCAAGTTCACCAAGAGGGCGAGCTCCAACAAATGCTCGGCTATAGACAACCGTTGCATGTAGCTTGTGATCCTCTAATGGATTTGGGATTCTATGATCTCCCATGAACTCTCGCATTGCTGCTACAGTTTCTTTTGTTGGCTTCAACCCGAAGTATGTTCCTCGTGGCGAAGCAATTTCAATCAACTTCATAATTCCTTTCAACTAGTGAGTCTAAATGTTTATCGACCCACCTTTCTGCTACATCCATATCGAGATGTGTTGTGATGATCTCTCTATCATCTTCCTTAACTGCCACAACAACGTCGCTAACGTTATTTAAAATTACATACGAATACGGACCACGTACTCCTGCGGTGCACAACTTCGCCATTTCTTATACCCCTTACTTGCGTTTATAAACAACATAATAGGCTTTGTCAGTTTCTTCGCCTGACTTAATTTCGAATTTTTTATTTAGTACCTGTATAGGAAAGAAGGTATCACAATTATACCTATCACCCTTTACTACCGTCATGTGAATTGTCTCGCACCATGATAGTGCTTCAATAAACATCCTTCGACCACCAATCACAAATAGTCTTTTGGAATCCTCTTTAATCTTATCTCGAACATTACCTAAACTGTTAACACGAGTTGCACCTGGTGTTTTGTAATCTTGATTTTTAGTAATCACATAACAATCACGTCCAGGAAGAATCTCATTGATAGGAAGATTGATTCCTTTCTCTGCATCTCTCTTCACTCTCATATCCAACATATCGTTGAATGTATGACGACCCATTGCACAAACATGACCTGTCGTCAATTCCTTGAATCGTTTCATATCCTCTGGTAAGTGCCATGGGATTTGACCATCCTTGCCAAATCCACCTTCGCAATCAACAGCAACAACTATTTCTGGAAGTATCTTCTTCATACAGCAAAATCGATTAGATCCTTAATGTTCTTAACTAGAAGATCAGAAATTGTGTATATCAAACGTGTTGTGTTCAAACAATTCTTCTGGCGGTACTGTACTTCCATTACATAGACGCCTTTGTCCATTGAAGCGATTGAATTGTTGCGAAGATCGCAAATAACATTCCACTGATCGATACGACTATCGTCCATAAGTTGATCTAGGAAATCCCCTACGATCTCAACAAAACTTTCGCGGTGAATGTCATTGCCCCAAAGTACTCCACCTGTTAGGATACCTTCGTCAATGAACGTATTGATCTCATTGAATATTGCTTTGTTGTTTACAGATTTCTTTTCGAGTTTGTACTCGGCTGTTGGCTTGTCCATTATACACTAACCTCCATCTTAATCGCGGGGTGGTGTTGATAGCCTACAATTTCAAAGTCCTCAAACTTGAAATCGTCAATCTCCTTGACTGCAGGATTCAACTTCAGAGTCGGTGATTCATATGGGTCTAACATTATCTGCTTTATTAAAGCAGACTTGTGATTATTATATATGTGAACATCGCCACCAGTCCACACGAACTCTTTCGCTGTATGTCCTGTTACCTGTGCGAACATATGTGTAAGTATTGAATACTGCACGATATTGAAAGGTACGCCAAGCCCAACATCACAACTACGCTGGTAGAGGTGGCAGCTTAACTCACCCTTGCCATTGCTCCAGAACTGGAACAATGCATGACAAGGTGGGAGACGCATCTTAGGAATGTCAGCAACATTCCAAGCGCTAATAATGATTCGGCGATCGGTTGGATTGGTACGAAGCTTCTGGACCGCTTCAGCAACCTGATCGATTGGTTCACCCTTAACATAAGTTGGGAGAGGTGTATTGTCCCAAGTTTCACCATATTCGTAATATTGATTCCATCCTCTCCAGGCTGCGCCGTAAATGGGACCCAACTCACCATTTTTATCTGCCCACGAATCCCATATATGGATTCCATGTTCGTTTAGATATTTAATATTTGTGCTACCCATCAAGTACCAAAGAATCTCATGAATGATTCCCTTTGTGAACATCTTCTTTGTTGTTAGCAATGGGATCTTATTGTCTGTCAAATCAAATCGCATCTGTTGGAATGGAAGACTAATCGTTCCTGTTCCTGTTCGATCTGGTTTCTCTGTTCCGTAGTTGATAATATCACCAACCAACTTAATGTAAGTCATATCAGCATTCATTTGTCGTCTCCGTTGGAATAGTTGTTCCATTTGTAGCCTTGATTGCTCCACATTTCTGAAACCATAGGCTCATTGCTGGATACATTAATTACCCAATCAATACCCTTCTCCCCAGTAAACCGTATTTGTGTATAGTATTTCTTTTTAGATTCGTGATCAGGTATTTGTAAATTAACCCAAGTATTATTACCATCGCCAACATGAGGAACATCTGGTTTCTTTATAAGCCAACCGATACCACCAATTACATATGCAATGATAAGCACAGGCGGACAAATAAACCATTCTGCATACTTACGAAAGCCACGAGGCGAATCTTTATATCCAATACGAGTTATAAAATAAGTAATGCTAACAATTGTCCAAGCAAGCAGAGAAGAGATTATAACACCGATCATTTATCATCTCCACCAATACTTGCAAGTGCCCAAATAAACCATAGAACAAGTATGAACGCTATTCCATCCATTACATGATCTCAAAGAGTTCAACCATTTGAACCCACTTTTTCCAAGAACCATTTAATGAATCAACAGGAGTAATTTCATGAAGGACAGCAACTCGAGATGGTGTGCCCTTTCGAAGTCCCTTAATTTCTTTTTCGGCTGTGCGCCCTGTTAGTTTTACTTCTGTCTCTTTATAGACGTAAGTCTTATCATCTGACATTTTTATCCTTATTAGCGTGCAAGTCCATAGATATTTAACCGAAGAGCCATCGCTCGTTCCCACTCGGTTTGAAGCTTGCTATAGTTTGGTGCAAGCGCCCAAAGGTCAGTAGGTGGAACACCATTGCGAACTTCCTTCGCAGCTTCGTAGAACTCTTCAGGAAGGATGATTCCAATGCAAGTAATAGCGCCGTCCAGTGCGTCCTCTCCTTCATTGAAGTGAGCCCAAGGGAGAGGATTTGCAGTTGTATTGAACACGCTTACAAGCTCGTGAATATTTTTACTATAGCCAGCATTTAATAGGATCATAGTTTTGTGATCACGTGCCCAATGATCCAAAATCGAATACTGGTGTGTATCAACTGGATATTTGTTGTACATCTCAACGACAGTATGAGCTGCCTGTATACCCTGTTGAATACTGGAGAGATACATGTTGCCAAAGAAATATGCACGCATTTTGGTTAAATCCTCGTAAATAGGTTATCAAATATTATAGAACAACACCACGCATTCCACAACTATCTACAAAGGATTTATCATGGCGAATTATCAGGGACCTGACAGACGTTCACTTATTACCTTCACCCGCGAAGATAGTGATCGCTTGGTCCGTCTTGAACAACAAATAATTGATAATGGTAATAAAATGGATACTGTAATTGCAAAGTTAAGTACCCAGGATGATCGTACTAGTAAGTTAGAAAACAAGCAATCGTGGTTTGCAGGTATCTTTACAACCATCATAGCAATTCTATCAGCTGTCGTTGGGTTGTTTCACAAGTCCCTATAAACAAAAAAGACCTTTCGGTCCTTTCTGTTTATCCCTATCAATCATCACTACTTAAGTTATGTGCTCTACAGCTACAATCCATGACTTAACAAACTCGCTTCGTACGATATCATGTTTTGTAAAATGAACACTTGCAAACGAATCCATGTGATCAAACACGCGGAGTGCTTGAGACATACCTTCTAGTCCTAAATGTTTCTTGCCTTCGTTAAGGTCTGTTTGTTTGGTATCACCTGTTAGAATGATTCTGGTGTTCTCACCGATACGAGTCATGATAGAATTGATTTCGTGAAAAGTCATATTCTGTGTCTCGTCAATAATAACAACAGCGTTATCCCAAGTTAGTCCTCGAATGAATGATGTCGTCATGAACTCAATCACTTTAGCATCTTTCAGATCTTGATAACTTGATGACTTACCAAGCAACTCCCAAGTAATATCGTGGTATGGTAATTCATACTGCGCTGTCTTCTCTTCCAATGTACCAGGCAAGAAACCTACGTCTCTTGTGGCAACTGTTGAGCGGACAACAATAATACGTTGGGTGCGTTGTTGTAAGTATTCATTCAATGCAAGGTAGAAAGCTAGAAAGGTTTTTCCAGTTCCTGCGGAACCGGATGCGCACACATGCTTTCCTGAGAACCATGCTTGAAACATATCCTCTTGTGCGTCTGTCTTTGGTCTAATATTTTTCAGATCTTGTGTACTCCATTTTTTCTTTTTTGGACCCTCCTCTAACGCGTGTCCGTTTGCATATAAAGCTTCTTTAAGAAACTCAATTTCTTCGTTCCGTCTACTCTTAGTGCTCTTTGTGTAAGAGCGCTTCTTTGCTGACATACTCTCCTCCATTTGGAAGGGATAGGGATTTGCAACTTGTCAAATTGCACCTGTATTTATGCAGCAAAAAGAAAAACCGTGCAAGGCGGCTTGCACGGCTTAAATCCTGGATAGTTCTTATTCTTATTTTTTACTTCCATCATCCAGGAACACGTCCAGTAGAGTTTTATCACCTTGTACTTCAAACGAAGCACGTACTTCATGCTTCGCGTCTACGGACTCCAACTTGACATCATATCCCCAAAGGAATGCAACTCTCTTCAATGTCTCTGTTGCAGTTTCAGCTTCAAGCGGACGGTTATCTACCATATAGTGGCGAAGTGTTAGAGAACGATCACCCCACCGATCAACACTGACAGCTTGAATATCAGGAATCATATAACCAAAGTTATAGTTCTTTGCAAGTGATTCACGAACTAATTTATAACCTTGCTTGTTGTGGATAGCAGAGATTAAGTATTTTGGATCTGCTTCATCATCGTGTGTTGTGAATAGCTTGAAGTCTCGAATTACTTTTGGTGATAAGAATTGCTGTACGAAACTTTCATCCTTAAAACCTTCAATTGCAAAACGAATTGTTGAAAGATAATCACCACTACCTACCCAATCCTGATTACCAAACCACTCGCGATCCTCTTCTGTTGGTTCCATTGCAACTCGTTCAATATCACGATACATTGCAAACCCAAGTGCATATGGATTAATTCCTGAATAGTACTTGTGATCATAGTCAAGTTGACGAATAACACCAGTATGCGAATGATAGAATTCCATCAACGCACCATCATCCAACAACTTCTCATCATAGAGATCGTGAATCAATTTGTAGTGAAAGTATGTTGCACAACCTTCATTCATCAACTTCGTTTGTCCCTGCGGATAGAAGTATTGAGCAATTTTGCGAACAATGCGAATGATCTCACGCTGCCACTCTTTAAGACGTGGAGCATTCTTCTCAATAAAATAGAGCAAGTTCTCTTGTGGTTCTTTTGGAAATTGATCTTCATTAACCAACTTATCTTTTGTCCTTGGTCCAATAGGAATCGTACGCCACAAATCATTTAGTTGTGATTGACGATACGTTTCACGATCCTTTTGCAACTTCTCTTCCTCTGCAGCAGATAGTTTTGGTGGACGCTTGTACTTATCGACACCATATCGTTGGAGAGCATGTGCAGCATCAAGGATTGATTCAACTTCATCCATTCCATACTTCTCTTCGCAAGTGGTGATATACTTTTTTGCGAATGCAAGGTAATCAATAATCGATCCAGCATCTGTCCATTGCTTAAACAAATAGTTGTTCTTAAAGAACGTATTGTGTCCAAACGATGCATGAGCAGTAACCAACGCTTGCATCAACATTGTGTTCTCTTCCATCAGATATGCAATACATGGATCAGAGTTAATAACAATTTCGTATGCAAGTCCCATATAGCCACGCTTGTATGCTTCTTGTTCACGAATGAATTGCTCACCATATGACCAGTGATTGTACATTAGTGGCATACCAACAGCAGAATATGCATCAAGCATTTGTTCGCTTGAAATAATCTCAAGTTGGTTTGGATAGATTGGAAAGTTATACTTTGCCTTCCAAATACGATTCAAGTGGTTGTACGTATCATCAACCATATC